CTGGAAGATAGTCGTATCTCCCATTGCCAATCCGATGAGTGCGAAGATGAACGCAATCACGAAAAATGCTATCCAAATGTAATTTAAAACCATTTATTTTGTATAATTCTTCAATTTACTATAGCTTCTAATTTTCTACCAGCTTGGTAGAAAGTTAGAGAGCCTGTTTGTTGTTTTTTCAAGCACGGCTGCAAAATTACAACAAAAAACTTGTATAGGGTTCGTTTTATATAGAAAATCCCTCATTGAGGGAGGATTTTGATGAATTTTATCCCTCATTGAGGGATTTTTGCCATTTTTTCTTTGTCCTTTCAAGCATTATTTGTATATTTGTCAGCGATTCTGAAAAGGATCGCGACATAATGGAAAAGGCGCATACTTAGCGCTTTGTTCTTGACTTTCTGAAACTTCGCAAACTTCATGCACTGTCAATGAACATAGCAACGGTAGGTGCTCTCGGGATGTGTTAATTCACATCCCTTTACTGGTATGGCTTATTGCGTCAAGGCGATAGGTCTTATATCCGTATAGGGAAAAGTGTATACATATCGGCGTGGGCTTCGACGTTGCTCGTTCAACAAATAAGGCATCAATGTTGTATAGATAAAATATCATTGAATATCAGTTAGTTACGATTTTATACCGCATTTTGAGCCGTGAAAATTATAACTAACTTTAACGTATAGGCTAGTAAATAGTAGTTTCTACTGGTTTTCTAAGTTTGAAAACTAACATTGGCGTAAAGTTCGGTGGCGTGGGGTTTCAGCGGCTTCATGCTTAAAATTTAACCCCATACCCCTATAAACAACAAAAAAGGCTACCACCGAAGTGATAACCCTCTCTATGCCCATTTAAGCTAGTCTTTATTCCTACAGCTTTTCTAGTGTTTCTCGCAACAATTCTTTAGCTGCCTTAACCTTCAAATTTCTCAGCTTTGTATCTAGTTCTTCACGTACATCAGCAACAGCTCTCAAAGTATCTTCCCAGTACTTAGTACCTCCAGTCTTAATAATATAGTCTATGATGATAGACTCTTTATTAACCTTATCAGGGAACTGCTTAACTACATCCCAAATCTTCTTAGCCCTATCTAAATCAGCCTTCTTCTTTATAACATCCTCATCAGGTTTAGCCCAGCTGAATTTATCTTCAAAAAGAAGGTACTTATTAATAGTCTTTGCTTTTACGCCAAAGTCTGAAAGCTCCTTAGCAAACTGTACTATCTCATTCTCTGGCTGTCTCAAAGCTAAACCGCTAATATAGTCTGTACCCTTCCACATCTGCCCTACAGAATTTATCTCTATCAGAGCTTCTTCAATGGTTTTATTTTTATCTAGCTTCAACTCTTCCCAAAGCAGCTTAGAAGTATCAAACCCTTCTTCTTCCATCTTTACAGCAGCAGTAAATCGGTGCTGTCCATCTAGCACTACTATGTAGTTAGCTCTATAACCTTCTTCTACAGTAGTACCATCTACAGCATCTTTCAGCTTTCTGTCATTAAGTCTAGCATCATCAGCCTTTATATAAACCATAGGCATCAGGTTCTTGCCAAACTCCTTCAAACTTTTCTTCATCTTCTTCACATTGTTAGGGTTGATGCTGCGATTACCATCTATGAAAGCTACCCCAAACTGACTACCATTAATATTAAATGTCTTCATAACTAATTGTGCTGTATTCCTCCCTACATTGATTCATGCAAATCCACGGGCTACAGCATCTGTTAATGGTTTGCACTAGTCAAAGCTTTTATTTGACGGGTGCAAAGATAAGGCAAATTCTAATACCTTTCAAAAATTTTAAGGCTTTCTGTAGGAGGTAGATTTTTTTAATGACCTACCTCGTTATCAACAATATAATAGTATCTGTTAGGTTCTAATTTCATCTTTCCCTTATACGTATAAGTTCTCAGGAAACCTTTTTCCATAAACCTTTCATCATTAGAGATACCTAATATATATATCATAGTGCCAATAAGCTGCAATTTATCTGTAGAAACCTCATATTGTTTTCCTTTAGATGAAACTACAGTTTTATCTGCTACCAATACATCACAAAAGAAGCCAAGATACTTTCTAAATAAAGAAACAATAAAAGTGGTAGATTTGTCTTTATGTTTATTTGTACACATGGCAACACCTAACTGCCATCCTTCCCCTTTATCTTCTTTATATTTTAAGTAATATTGCAAAGCATCTTTGATAGAATGTAAAATATTAGGTGTTGTTATACTAAGCACGGTCTTATTATCTATCTTTAATGACAATTCTCCATTGCAGACTAAATCAGCTAATTCACTATCTTTTCTTTTAACGATTTCCCCTTTTATACTATCTAACTTCTCTGCTAAATTAGTTAGTTCTTTTCTCGGATATAAAGGTGTTACCATATCTACAGTAAAACCTTCTACTATATCATTTACAAATAGGCACAGATACCAGAACTTTTCAGCATCCAAGTGAAAAGCCCTTAATGTGTCTTGAAGTTCAATGTTACCAGTATATCTTTTTGTTTGCTCTGTAAAAATTTTCCCTTCACTACATCTTGAAACAAATATATTTGCAATAGCAGGTACACCTGCCATTTCTGCATATATCTTAACATAGTCATATACTGCCTTATCGAACTCTTTATTTTCTTCTTCCATATCTTATCTATTTAATTAGTTAATAATGCAACCATAATAACGAAAAAGGCTAGTACCTTATTGTAAGATACCAGCCTATTGTTATTCCTCAACTTTATTGAGTTCTTTTGCTCTGCTTGGATTCTTTAGTTTATGATGATATAGTATCATCTTTCTTCACAAAAGATTTCATAGAGTTCTTTTGCTCTGCTTGGATTCTTTAGTTTATGATGAAATAGTATCATTCTCTTTACGAAATCCATTGTATTATCATTATTCTGAATTAAAACAATAAATTTGAGTAGAGCAATCAGTGAAAGTGCTCCAGCAATAGCAGATAAAGCTACATATACCCACATCACGTCATTGTTAAAGAACTGGAAATGGCATAGCCCTAAAAGATGTAATATGCTACATACAAATGGAGCTAAACCAATTAGGGACATTATAAACGCTATTAACACTGCCCAAGAGCATAAAGAATCTAAATCATCTTTAGTCATAATTATAACTTTTTAATTTTTTCGCCAAAGATAACAAAAAAAGCTGATACCTCCAAAGATACCAGCCCTTTATTAACTCTAATTAATTATTCATCTTTCTATCTATTACATCTTCTATCAACTCCTTCACCTTATTTATAGTTTCACCATGCGCTTCTATTAGCTAGTTCTTGAAGTAGATGCTTACACCGAATATAGCACCACCAGCAGTAAAAGCCTAGGCAATATATATAAGCACTCCACTAGATATAGTCTGAATCAAAGCTAAACTTAAAAAGGCTATTATAATACCACTAGCTATAAGTATCATAGCTGTAGTATATTGGGCTTTATCTTTAAAACCGAGTTCTTTCCAGTTTTCTTTCATTGATACGAATTAATTTTTACTGAATTATTGTGCATCTCCTAAAGTCATCTAATTTCTTTTTTCCCCTTTCAATTATTGTTTTAGGCATTGTTATGATTTATTACTAGGAATAAATAGTTCCATCATGATTCAGCTGATTCATACCATCTACCACCAATATACACATAAGTCCAAAAGACTTGGCTACCAAGATAATCAAGATTAAGAACTTTTCCATCTCCACCAGTTTGATGATTGACAACTTTCTTTCCATTTGAATTGATATATGTTTCTACCAAAGCCTTATCCAATATTCTGAATGTCTGACCTTCATAGGGATTTGGTGGGAATATAACCTTGCAATAGTTTCCTACGCATAGAACTGTATCAACGGGTTCTTGAACCGTATATGTTGCAGGAGAATTGGAGTTGTCTGTTCCTTTCAGTACCTTAATGTTTGGGTGGTTGTTCCTCCATATTCCATCGGACGTTATTCTAAACTCATTGATACCATAGCTTGCAATGAATCCGTCAGCACCACAATACACAGTCTTATTGTTTCCAAAGTTGACTGCAAATCCATCATATCCTATTAACATGAATCCAGATGATGTTGGAACTTCATTCTTCCAATTTACTGTTACAGTAATAGATGGCATTGGTCTTATTGGTTGGATGGTAATGTTGGTATCTCTTGGTAATATATCTTGACTTGTACCCCAAATAGATGCGGACGCTTGTACTTTGAACCGACCAGTCACCATAACTTCAACATTGTCACCTACCACTGTATAATTGCCTATATCAACAGAAGTTTTGTTACCAACAGTAATTGTCTTTGTCAACGTTCCATTCTCGTGTATGTAAAACGTTGCAGATGGTGTTCCTATACCTATTTGTTCCATTCCAACATTAGCAAATGCAACATTGGTATAGTCTATAAGCTTGATATAACTTCCTTTCTTGAATGTACCTAGTTTTTGTGTTACATTCCAATTAAAACCATACAAATTACCATCTACCGTTTGAACACCATAAATTGTTGAATTGTAATGTGTTTTTATAACATTTGTTGATTTGCTCTTAAACTCATCATATGTTCCAATTGACTTTGGCGATATTTCTGTTGTTCCGCCATCACCAAGCAACAAGAAACCTTGGTCTTCATCATTAAGTGTCAAAGAGCCGTTCACTTTTGTGTCACCGTTCAACGTTATATTTCCGTCACCAATTTTCACATAAGTGTTGTTCACACTCATCATTATTTCATTTGCAGTCTGCTTAATCATGGATTGTGACGCTTGGCCAGTGCTATTATACTTATGTGGATATTCAACACCTTCTTCTATCATCAGTCTAGATATATATCCAATAATTGAAGTACTTGGATTCCTAAATAACATTACAAATGTCTTTGCTGCTCCACTAGATTCCTTGAACCTTATCCAATATCTACCAAGTTTCTCATCATAGTGTAACTAGTTAATGTCAGTACCGTCTTTTTTATCCATAGGACATGACAAAGTACAAATAGTATTAGGCTGGTCTAATAATGCAATGGCTTTAACTGTAACACTCTTAGAACTTGTGTTGATAGCTGATACTGTGCCATAGATACTATTATAACGGCTATTGGTGTTATTAGTTACTCTCACCGCTACATTATCGCCAACTGTCAATGTTATAGTCTCGGTGTTGGTATAAGTCCAAGTTGATGATGTTCCACTAGTAGCATAATTAGTTAAAGCAGCATTTGATACACTTGATGAAGTAGTTAATATCTTACATGGTGTATAAGTGCGGAAATCTACATACTAGTTATAAATTCCATCATCATAATATGTTTGTGTAAACTCTAGTATCTTGAGTTGTATGCCGCCACCCCATAAACCAAATGAGAATGTATAATCACCACTGAAATCAGCTATAGGATGTGATTGAAACCAGTCTGTAGATTCACAGTGAAAACTAGTACCAGCATCCTCATATATGGTGTTACTGCTCCATCCTTGACCATTCAAACCTAGCATACAGTTTTCACCTATTATCTCATCTTTCATAGATGATACTGTAGATGTGATACTAGATGCTGTTTGCTTGACATCTGACATATCAGACTGCAAACTAGTTACAGAACCACTAAGATTATTAATAGTAGTGGTATTACTAGTTACCTTAGATTCGATGCTGTTAGCTTTCTAGGTAACTGTAGAAATGTTATTTGTGTTAGTCTAGACTTTACCAGCCAAATCAGTAATACTAGTGGTATTGTCCTATACTGTAGTTTTGATGCTGTCTGTTATTTCTAGGGTAGCACTGGCTGCAAATTGAACTGGAACAACTCTAGTGTCTTTCACTAAACTATCAGAAACTAACTAAACTGTCAGATACTCTATTTTTGTTCCCTATTTATGGTAATTAGTCTAGAATTTAGCATTTGTATATAAAGGTGCTGTAGTGTTCAAAGATAGGCTTATATAGTTAGAACTTGTATTAGGTTTGAACCTTACATAATAACCAGCATTACTAGCACCAACAGTAAATTCATTAGTACCTTTAATATGCTTGATATTATACATTAAAGATATTCCTAGAGTACCGTTTTTATCCACTACAGCTAGTTCCTAAACTGGCTACAGCTTGTAAAATTCAGCATCCTTACCATTAGTTCCATTTGTTCCGCTAGCTCCGTCTTTACCTTCTGCCTTAACACCACTATCCTTATAAGCCTTAGTATCTGAATCCCAAATAAACCAGTTACCATTAGCGCCTATATAAGGTGCTACAGATTTAGCACCATCAATTTTATTATTAATGTAGTCTTCTATAGTCTAGCCGTTTGATACTTCAAAGTTACCGACAAACTTAGCGCCAACAGCATCAAAATAACTTTTTCTATGTGATTCCAGATTAAAGTCATTGATACCCTAATACTATGCTAGAAGAGGTGCTGTTAGTCCTTTATCCAAACTGGTATAAGCAGATATATAAATAGCACTCTGTCTTTTCTTATCGTCAGTTCCTCTATATCCTAGCATAGCTATAGTATCTCCTATTTCTGGGTTTACTGTGCCATCCTTAGTAACTGTGGAGATAACTATATAGTGGTATTTCTTTTCTTCGATACTTACTGGCTGGTTAGTATCAGAAACAGCAGTAACTAAGCTCCAGTAATACTTATTAGATATGTTGTGGTTAGTACCTTCTTTAGCTTGATTGAATGACATACAGATTGCCTAATCATTCACCTTCCACATATTATCAGCCTAGTTACCACTTCCATCATCAGCCTACCAGTATAGCTTATATCCGTCTGTTACGGATTCCACTATATCTACTTTAAATCCGTTTGCTGGAGTGAACAAAACAGCACCACCAGCAGCCTTAATTTTGTCTATTATAAGTTCAAAGAAATGTGCTGAACCAGTAACCTCTAAATTCTTAGTTTTGATAGTGTCGCTATTAGTAATATTATTAGAAGAAACATCATTTAGTTTAGATTGTCCTTTTACTTCTATGTTCTTATTAAAAGCAGCATCACCATTAACAGTAACACCATTCATAGTAGAAGCACCAGTAACATCTAAATTACCGTTAGCTTTAATATCAGTACCTTCTATAGCTCCATCAAAGGTATATTTATCCTTACCAGAGAATGTAGCAGCCTTATCCTTTACTGATATAGTCAAATCACCATCATTCACTACTTGGTTTTCTTCATCTAGCTATCTTATTATTATATCTCCTTCTGTCTGGATATTACCACTAGCAGTAATACTACCTACATTATACAAGTTTCCAGAAACATCTTCTGTACCGTTAAATGGCTGTCCCCAAATGTTATGTGTGTCTAGGCTAGTGGTAACATTCTTACTATTGCTAAATCCAGAAGAAGAAATAGCCTTATAAGAAGTACCATCTTTAGCCTTAGCGAATGATTGAATATTTATCATACTTCCTTTAGTTTAATGTGTACGGATGCTTCTTTTAAGTCCCTATTAATGGACTAAACAAAGAAGTTCCTTTTTAATACTTTAGAATGAAATATATTCTGTATAGATATATCGTCCGTATCGTGTAAATCTGTTTCCATTATTAGCTTTGGTTTAGAATAAGCCAGATAATACTGGTTAATATAGTGTTCTTCAGGTTTAGCAGTTTCATTAGTAGTAGCATTATAAATACTCTCTAAAGGTGTTCTGGTATTAGTGTTAATTACAGCATTTAGATTAATGCTGTTCTTAATTCCCTTCTAAATACATTCAGCACTACTAAGCTAAGTTATAAACTTAAATTCTGTATCGTCTTTCTTATTCACAAACTTATCTGTTTCATTACTCATATAGATTAGGTCGTTATCTTCGTCACTATCGTTACCAGCCTAATCAGAATAAACCTTACATTCAAAATCCTTAATTATAATGTTCTCCAAGTGGGATAGAACAAACTTAGTATTGTTATACCATTTAGTATGTCTGAACCAAGTTTTATGTCTTTTGGTTATATCGTTCCAAGTTAAGTTAATCGGTCCGAGGATTCTAAACACAACAGCACCTGATAAAGCATCATCCTTAGTAATAGGTATAGCAGTACCTTCTGTTTCCAGATTCATAGTATAACTAATATTGTTCTATATAGAAAATTCATCACCTATAATCTTATCACCGATTTTAGGGTTTATTCCGAGTGAAAAGGTAGTTGTCTTATCACCCTCGATTATAGGCTCTTTGCCAATCTCTACCCATTTAAAAGTAGAGTTTCCGTATATGTCTATATTAGTTTCTATAAGTCGTTTATTACCGATAATTAGCTCACATTCCAGAACTGGTAATTTACTAAACTTGTCTGTAGAATCACCGTTAGAAGTATAGTTATACTGTAGCTCGTGGTTAGCTTTGTCCTTAGTCCAAGGATGAAGGCTTAAAGCACCTTTAATATAACTAGTAGCTTCATCAGAAGGTCTAGTTTGATTATACCACTTTCTAGTATAATATCTACCATCCCCATTATTATCACTAGGTACTGTTTTGTGCCAGTAGCTACCTCTGTCATAGTTTAGAAGGGTAGAGAATTTATCTGTTTCCTTCTGAATAGGCATTAGGCAAAGTTTACCACTAAAAACCAGATAGTTTGTAGTTACATCATCAGTAGGAGAAAAAACACCGCCAGAGCTATTTCCTATATATTCTATCATTCCGCTTCTGTTCTGTAAAGTCTAGTCAGAAGGAGAATGATTAGTTTCTGTATCATCCCCATTACCATTTATAGAGATAAACAGATAGCTACTCATATCAATCTTAGAAGTAGGTGAATTGTCTGTAATGTTTGGCTTCTTCTCTACACTTCCCATCCTAAACAAAGAAGGAATAAGCTAGTTATCCTTTAAGTACTTTGGTAGCTTCCACTAGTTAATATACATATTATTTCCAAACTCGCACAAATCAGTAATATCACCGTTAGGAGTTATAAAGTTCCAGTTCCTATTATACATAGCTTGTAAATACCAGTCCACTGTTCTACAGCCATCATAGGTAGTAGCCCTATCGTGTATCATATCAAAGAAAGCATTATTAGCACTTCTTCCTTCACCTTCTGAAATATATTCTGTCATATATTTCTGCTTACCATTATAAAGGGATGATAAGCTATCTGAATCCATAGGACTTTTAATAACATCTTCCTAATCTTCCAGCTTACACTTTACAGATACTTGGTTATATACATCGGCTACAGAAAGATTAGTATCATTGCTAGAGTGCATTTCACTAGTCATTTCTATTACAGAAGGATTCTGTAGAGTAACAGCCCTTAAAGTCATATTCTACCAGTTAGTTCTTCTATTCTTAATGCTGTTCCAGTCAAAGATATAATAGTCCAGTCCATCCTAGATAATGTGAAGGTTAAGATACTGTAGCATCTATTCCAGTACATCTTCATTAGTCCAGACATCATCAGCTTCATCACCAAGTAAATAAAGCTCACTCATACTACAATCATTAAAGATAGTGCTTTCCTTACCCTTTGTAATACCTTTAGATAGGTCATAGTAAATTACTCCACCAGTACCATTTACTATATCTATATCCAGAATATCACCTAGCATCTGGTCTAGCATATCCTTAAAGGTCTTTACCTTTGCATCCTTCTTAGCCTTTAGATAGGTCTTTAAAGTAACATCACCATAGTTATAATACTGTAGTGTTGTTAGTGCATCAGTAGTATTAATTGTAAATTCTTCCAGACCATTTGCAAAAGGCTAGCTGAATGTGTTAGGCTCTACAAATCCAGCATAGATACAAAGGTCTTCTTTATAAATGTTCACCTTTATATTTCTGGAGTTGTTAGCAAATAACTTGTCACCTATATAATCACTAGTTACTAGGTTTATAGTAGCAGACCTTCTTATAATGGTCTAGAAAGTATCATCTATATCTGTTTCTATAGAGATAGGACTACCGCTAAAGAGTAGCCCTTTTTCCCCTATAATTAGTTCTTTTGTTTTATCATTGTTGCTTAATATATGTACTGAGTAAAGCACATTATTAACGTCCCTAAAATCACCGTGTATATACATAATTATTTGATTCCAGTTTTTAGTCCAGATTTAGCCTTTACTTTGCTGTAGTTACTAAGTGAACCATACAAATCAGAGCCTTTAATCTTGAAACTTACCTAACCCATTCCAGCACCACCAACAGCACCAGCACCATCAAGTAAGTTAAACAGTCTAGCCTACTGACTACCATTAAGTATCATTTCACCAGCATTAACCCTAGCCAGTAACTAATCACCGTGGGTAGAAGCACCCTAGATAATACCACCACCAGCAAAAGCACCTACAGTAGAGAATATAGAAGCAAATGTACCTACTACAGTAGCTATAATGGATGCTATAGCAGCTATGTTAGCTGGAAACGGTAAAGCAGCAGCAGAAGCAGTACCATTAGCCATAGCTTCGCCTTCTTTAGCTCCAATCAAAGCCATTATCTAAGGAATCATCTAAGCAGTAGCATTAGCAGTAGTGGCTACAATCTACATAGCAGCAGCAGCTCCTTCTGCACCAGCAGCAGACATAAGCTAGCCCATAGCACTAGCAGCATCCCCTATAGCCTAGTAGCCTTCTATCTGTTTGCTCTTTCTTTCTTCCTATTGCTTTGCTCTTTCCTTTTCGGCTTCTTCTGCTGCTTTTTCAGCTTCTTCTTTAGCCTTTAAAGGGTTAATAAGCTCTTGTGCTTGATTCTCTAAGTTTTCCTTATCAGTAAGCAGATTAAGCCTTACATCCATTGATAAGTTTTGATTCTGTAGCTGTTCATTTATAGCTGCTATCTGGTCTTGATAGTCTGCTATAGAGCCTTTCTCAAACTTTGGCTTTACTTCTTCTTTCTTCTTTAGCTTTTCATCAACAGCAGAAAGTTTATCCTTCCAGCTTTCCAACTACTTAGATACTTCTTCAAATTCGGCTGTATTTATGTCTAGCTTCTTTAACTTAGAAGTAAGGATATTCACGTTATTAGTCATATCCTCTATAGTTACAGCATCCTCTTTAAATACTGGCTGCTCTTTAGTGTTGTTAGTAGTTCCAGTAGTCCTATTAGTTCTAGTAGTTTTTCCACCAGTCTTCTAAGTATTAACAGAACCAAAAGCACCAGACTTCTTACTAAGTTGGGTAGCCTTTCTAGCTGCTTCTGCTGATTTTCTACCCATTTCTTCCGCTTGCTTTCTGGTTTCTCTAGCTTCTGCTTCTTGTGCTTGAATCCCAGCAGTAGTATAGTTATTAGTATCGTGATACTTGGTATTTCCAACAGCTCTAGCCCTTTGGTTATTTATGTTTCTGGTGTTAGTAGTAACTTTCTGCTTTTGCTGTTTAACGCTGGCTTCTTGTCTTATAGCCTTCTCATAAAGTTCTTGCTAAATAGCTGCATAAGCAGCAGCTTCTGCTCTGGCATTTAAAGCCTATACAACACTATTTGTATTAGCTACAAAAGCATTTTCAGCACTAGATACATCAGTTATATTCAGTCCCAGACTTTTAAAGGCTGTAGCATTATTAGTAATAAACTCATTCTTTTCTTGTTCATTTCTACAGTTCTTCCAGCCATCCCTTAAAGCTAGATACTTTCCAGTTAGATTTGCTGTTTCAGTTCCTAATTTATTAGATAAAGTATCTGCTAAAGATTCCGCTTCTGACTTCTAATCTTTAAGGGCATCTGCATTTTTCTTATCAGCTTCTGTAGAATCGTCCGTAAACATTGCATAGGTAGCCAAAGCTCCAGCACCTACTAGAATCAAACCAGTAAAATCACCTAATAAAGCCTTACTAATAGCCTTAACTGTATTCCAAGCCTAAGTAGCGATTCTGTTAGCATTGGTTACAACAGTATTAGCTGTAGTGGCTGTAGTGGCTACTACTGTAGTTTTAGCGTTTGCTGATTCCCAGAACTGTTTAAGTTTCAGCATTAAGATACTATCCTTATTCAATGTGTTTGCAATAGCTTGCACACCGTTCAGAATACCTATAGCAGACTGAACTTTTAGAATGGCTTTCTATACATCTTCATTCTCACTACCTAGCATACCCATTACACCAGTAGCTATAGAAGCTGCACCAGCCAAACCCTAGAAGGCTTCTATACCAGCATCTAAAGTAGCTGTATCAGAAGAAAGCAAACGTACTGCCTAGGCTGTATCACCTATAGCATCCTTATAAGATGCAGCTTCTGCTGCCATTCTTGTAAACACATCAGTATTAGCCAATCCATCTAGATTCATTTTATCCATTATTCCCTACAGCTCTCTTAATTTCCTTTTAAGAGGGGCTGTAGAGTTCTGGATTCTTTCAAATCTCTATTCAATTTTATCAAGTCCACTAGCACTACTAGTAGTGTCCTATAATTGTTGTCTTACTTCTCTAAGGGTAGCGGATAAATTATCCCTACCAGTTATATTTACTACATAGTCCCTAGCCATATTAATTATTTCGTTTTAAATAGTTTTCTGCTTGTTTCTATAATCTTTCTATATCTTCCTTAGTTATCCTATTATCCGATTCAGAAGCACTTTCTTCTTCCCAAGGGAATGTAACTAAATCAGTTACCTTTAATTTCCTCTTACTGTTTACTTGTGCTGTTATGTAGGCTGTCAGTCTGTTTGCTTCCCAGGCATCTTTATTAGCATAGTAACCATACTTCATAGCTACCTTTGCTTCATACATCTACATATCATCTAAGACATACTAAGGGGGATAATGTAGCTGCATAACTAATATAGCATACATTTCAGATACACTTAACTTTTTTTTAAAGTGCCGTCTTCTGAATTGTCACAAAGCAAAAGCTATTTCTTTTGCTCATTCTCTACTAGCTGATTCAACTGCTAAAAGATAGAAGGGTCTGAATCCAAAGCATCTATAAATACATTCCAGTCCAGTATATTGTCTGGATTGTTAGCAAGAATCATACTGTAGAAGAAAATATAGTTATCCAGCAGTGTCTTTATTTCAAAAGCCTTACCAGTTATCTGTTCAAAAATGAATAAGGCTCTAATAGTATATTTAACCTTATACTCTGTATTGTTTATTGTAATAGTGTTCATAGTAATTTTGCTTTAAAATGAAAATAGCCCTTATACCTTCGTATAAGGCATAAAGGCTATCAAATATATTAGGCTTGTACCTTAGACAAAGCACCTACACCAGTAAATTGTACTGTATATGTAGCATACTCGCCATTAGGCGCATTAAGTTCAAGTGAAGTAATAACTACTTTACCTTCGTAATCTGGTTTACTAGCAGTCCATCCAGTTTCGGGTGCATCTGTAGTAGTTTCTTTCTTCTTACTGAATGTAGCTGTTACTGGAGTCTTCTTAATCATAATATCAAACAAATCATCAAAGTTAGAACCAGCACCATCTATAGAATACATATTCTCGCTTTGTGCTGTCCAGCTTAGTTTGCTGACCTCATTAGAAGCCCAATCACCACCACCTTCATCTTTATTAGAAGTATCTTGTGTATCACCACTTATAGAAAGTGTATGTGAAGTAGCATAAGCTATAGATTTGCCGTTTACAAACAGCATCATATCACCACCTTTTACCTTTGACATAATAATTGTATTTTAAATATTAAATTCTACACAAACGTGTTATCTATAAATTCTTCTGAACCATCTACTAAAGATATATCCTCTACTGGTATAGTCTGAATGATTCCTTTTTTATGTACTAAAGAAGTCCTTACCTATTCAGCCAGTTCTACACTTTCAGCATAGTTATTAGCAGCTATCATTATCTGAATATAGGCACTATCATTTGAATAGTCCTTATCAGATTCCGGAATAATAGAACTTCTACGGTAAACAATAAAAGGGAATGTAGTAGTTTCATTAGCTATCAGAGGATATATTTTGTTCTTAATACTTGTTTTACTAAGACCATCTACTAAGAGTGCCTTAATAGCTTTACCGATACTTATACAGCTCATTGTATTCTGTTTAAAGATTCAGTAATAGAAGCCATCATAGAATTATAGAAGGATTCTTCATCAGCTCTAGCAGACTAGAAGAAATGTTCTGCTACTATCTTTCCTCTATATCCACCCTAACCAGTTCTTCTAAGGTGTCTGGAATCAGAATAACCAGTTACTTTGTGTCCTCTGGTATATCGTTCCTTTGTTCCTTTTTCAAACCATTTAAGCCTATAATCACCCATAATATTAACAGATACTTCATTAGCAGCTCTATTTGGTCTTACCTTTACTCCTTTATTTAAAGACGGTCTTCTAAGGTTTGATATGGTTTTAGCCTTTAATGTATCAGCACCCTTCTTTATGGCTTTAAATACTATGTCCTATATGGTATCTGGCTATAGTTGGTTTAGTAGCTAGTCCACCTAGCTGGAATCCACATTATTCATTTATAAGCTCTGTTTTGATTGTTATTAACTACTTAGCCTTATCTGGCTCTAAAGATAGTATTCTCCACTTCTTCCCATTCCAGATAATTCTGTCCTTTTCATCTATATCGTGATAATATCTTATAGTAAATACTTTGTTATAGCTAAAAATTACTTCATTGTTTTCAGTGGCTCTAGTGCCAGATTCAAAAGTGACATCTGCTCTAGTCTGTATATGCTTCTACCACTAAATACTATTAGCTCCAAAATCATTCTAAGCTATAGAAGGTCTTTCTATACTTATCACCTCTGTTAGTCTTCCAGCGTTCATCTTACAGTAAAATTTCTATTAAGATTAATCAAATACTTATAAGTATAAGGAACTTCACTAACAACAGAATAACTAGTAGCTTCCCTATTGTTATATAGATTCCCAACTAGCAGAAGAATAGAATGAATAACAGAAGGAGGTAGCTCACCACCTTCTATCATATCCTTTAAAGCTATGTTTTCATTTTTAGCTACAGCATCTTCCGCTACCTTTATAAGGCTGGTTATATAATTATCATCCTCTGTAAAGGAATCATCTATATTAAGATGCTTCTTAACAAGGTTTAGTGTTACATACATAGCCAAAATAGAAATTAAGATTAACCAGTAGACCTTATAAGCCTACTAGCCAATCAAATTAGAAATGAAGCAATAATTACTTTAACACCTTCTTTACAAAAGAATCTGCCCTTTGTGGTTTAGCGTCAAAATACGCATTAACAACCAAACGGATTTTACCGTTAGCAGCTTGTGTATAAGGGTCAACAGTTAAATCAATTCCACCCCACTGACCAATAACAAGGTCATTAAAGTTACCGAGGATAAGACCCTTAGAAGTCATACCGTTAGTTACAAGGGTAGAAATACCATCAATTTCGTTACCTTCCATCAACATTCTAAGGTCTGATTTTGTTCCGCCTACTGCTGTAGTTCTAAGAACTGCCTTAGCTGCTGGTGAAGCAATAAACTTAATATTACCACCTACATTCTTTTCCTCTAAGGTCTGTTCCATCTTGAGAATGTCGGCAAAGGTAATAGCAGCAGTATCAGCAGTTACACCAGCGAAAAGTCCAGCTGGCTTTGTTGCATCACCAGCAACAGCACCCAAAATAGTAGCTTCAAGTTTGTTAGACAAAGCATCCACAATATCCTTTCTTAAAAGTGCTTCTGCACTTACAGAATCTTGGATAAGGAACTGCTTAGAAATATCTACATAAGCTGTTAAACGCTTAGGACTAAGCTCTACTTCTCCAAAAGTACCAGCACCATCTTTAGCAGCATCAACTTCACCAGCCCAGCCTACAGTAGAACCACTGTAAGTAGGAATAGATACGTTACCTACCAAACCAGTCATAAAGTTAGCACCAGCAGCACTAAGTACTAATTTATCTCTAAGTGGTGCTAAGATATTCAACTTATCTTCTGCTACAATCTCCTAGCCATGGTCTACTACGGTTGCCTGCACATCTGCTCTTTCTTCTACTGGAAGGATAATCTAGCCACTATAACTTTGTCCTGATTTACGCATTTCAGCGATACCAGCGTTTACTACCTATTGGCTTCTTTCGTCTAACTGTTGGTTATTAGCAATAGCTCTAACAGCCTTTAAAAGTGAAAAAGTTTCTTTCTTCATTGTTTCTTTTTTATTCAATTTCTGATTTAACTATCTAATTTCATTCTCTGTATCTGCTATCTGTTTACACAAATCATTGTATTCTCTTTCTTCATCTGTAGTTAGCTTTCTGGATTCATGCTTTCCCTGATTGATAATATTTTGTGCTTTTAACTACAGCTGTTCCTTCTTATCTATTAATTCTATTGAGTTCATTTTAGTTTTGCTTCAAGTTTCTGATAATATTCATCTATTTCTTTCTGTTCTTTCTGTTTCAATTCATCCAGCCCTCTAGTATCAACACTAGTAGCAGAATAAGCTGGCTGGTAAACTGGCGATACATCAAACAGCTCTTTAATACTGTTTATCGTTCTTAAATAGCTTCCGTCTTCTCTTTTTTCCCAAGAATCAGAACCAACAGTAAAAGCAAAAGAACTAGCTGAAATATCACCTCTTCTAAGACCTTCCAGAAGTTCGTCACCCAAAGCAGTTTTAGGGGCTTCAAATCTGTATTTTAAACCCTTATCATCTATAGACAATTCCAAGCTACCAGTACCTTTGTTACTTCTGGCTAGAACACCCCTAGAATTATCGTGATTAAGTAAACAGAACACATCAGATTTCTCTAGAACACCATCTAAAGCATTTCTGTTAATTATCTCTGTGAATCCTCCTAAATCATTAGAAAGACTATCAAAAACTACAGCATATCCTTCTACTGTTCTAGTTTCTGGTGCTACAGCTCTTATTTCCGATTCTTTATAGTTTCTAATTTCCTTCATAGCTATTTTCTGTCTGGGTTTCATCCTTTTTATTAAATAAACTATCCGTATCTTCTGATACTGCTAAAATAGACTCTTTGTCCTATGTTGCGTTCTTTAAAGTTTGTACATTCACTTGTACAAATGAAGTATCACCGTTTTCTAAGTGTGGTAAATCTAATTCCCTTCTAATCTCGTTAATAGTCATTACACCCATCTAGAATAGAGTATTATAGTAGTTTGCCTAAGATTGTTTATCAGCTCTTAGTAAAGGTGCTGTAGAGAATCTAACAGTAATATTATCCTTCTCACTAGGCTTATAAAGTTTCCTCTAAAACTCACATTCTATTTTCTCCAGAAGTGGCTATAGTGTATCTGTTAAGAAAGCTAGCTACATCTGTTCAATAGTGTTATAACTACTCTTAGATAAGTCAAAAGCCTTAACTGGTGAAACACCAAAGAACCTACAAATATCAACAACATTAAACTGTCTTGTTTCTAATAACTGTGCATCAGAAGGATTTACAGTAACTGACTAGAAGTCTAAATCAGCATCTAGAACTGCTATACCGTTAGGAGTACCAGTAGAACCATTAAAGGCACTGTTCCAGCTTGATTTAAGTGATTCCTTCTATTTGGTGGCTAGTGGTGAATTACATTTAAGAATGCCAGCTACATTAGCTCCACCTTTAAAGAATCCTTCTGCATTAGCTTCTGCATCCATAGCCAGACCTAAAGTCTTTCTGGCATAAGCTAGGGTAGAGATTCCTTCATATCCATCACTAGTAAAGTTAAGAATATGAATCATATTACAATCTTCTACCACATTCTTCATACCAGTAATACTATAGCTGATAGTATCTGTTATGGTTTGTGGCTTCAATATCGTTACCAGTTCTGTAGGAATGTAATAAAGTGCTTTAGCGTTTCCTCTTTCGTCCCTTTCTATAAGTGCATAGGCATTACCAGTAAGAAGCATACTAACTACCATAGTCTTCATAAAAGTAAACTTACTCATATTCTGGTTAGGCTCTCGATTAAGAAGGTTATAAGTCGGATGCTTAGTAAACTTAATCTTACAACCATCAGAATCTATCCTATAAGGCTCACAAGGTAACTAAGCTATAGAATCAGATATTACTTCTACACATCTATAACAAGCGGATAAAAGAAGGGCTTTATTATTGGTGAATGTAGTAGAGCTATTATATAGCAAGTAATCTCCAAAGACTGCGCTAGCTCTTTCCTCTGGTTTGTTCTTTTTCCAAAATTTAAAATTCATATTATAAATAATTCTTTTCCATTATTCGGATTCTATAGATATGTTCCTAGTGCTTGAATCATAGCTATAGTGCCATCTATCTTCATCTGCTTCTATGTCTTTATAGGTTTAGTGTTTCCGTTATGGTCTTCTTTAATCTAGACATTAGAGAAACACCACCTAGTAATTTCATTGTTATCTATAATGACTTTACCAGATAAAATCAATCTTTCTAGCTCTTTAGTTGGCTGGTTGAAGTTACCTATACTCTAACTATATTCTTCCAGTGGTAAACCTTCATCAGTAGCCTAGATAGCCCACTAAGTAGCGTTCCATTTGTCATAGCCTACTGACTGGATTCTAAGTATATCCTAATACTTAATCATATCCTTAGTAATATAGTCATAGTCTGTAACATTACCACTTGTAAGGGTAAGCTAGCCAGTGTTCTTCCAGATTCTGTACTTTTCCCTATTGGAGTTATCCACCAGACAACTTTCTGGCAAATAATAGTAGTTCTTAAAGTAATAGATACCATCCTTAACCACTAAATAGCTTACAGCAGTTAAATCACTGGTAGCAGACAAATCCACGCCAATATAACAAAGTTCATCCTAGAAGCTAGTTAAATCCACATTCCTAGTACTTTTAACTATATAGGTATCTGGTAGCCAGACTTCAGCAGAATCACACCAAAGATTAAGTGTTTTAGTCTTTACTCCAACTTCTTCAGAAGGGTTATTAAGTGCTGATTTTACCTATTCCCTTATATACTTCTAAGTAACAGTAACATTCATATTAGGAGTGCATTTTATCCAGTTACTTTCATCAGTCCAATCATCATTATCATCTAAAGAATAGATAGCAATAAACATACTATCATCTTCTTTCAGTTTATGTAATATTTCAATAGCAGTACTTCTTAGCTAATAGCAGGGCAAAGTTTTATCAAAACCAGCAGTAGTTATAGTGCAAAGATGTGGATTCTGTCGCATACCCATAGAGGATTTAATAACGTCCCTAACCTTACTGTTCTTTGCTGCATGGTATTCGTCAATTAAGCCGAATGAAGCATTAAACCCATCCAACTTAGAAGCATCAGCAGCAAACACTTTTAAAGTAGAGGCATTAACATTAAACTTAATTCCCTTCAAATGTGAAGTAAGATATTTGCCACTAGGGTCTAACTATTTGGCAAACTCATAACAAAATTCAAAGGCTATCTTAGCCTATTCCCTAGAATTTGCAGCTAAATCCACCTCAGCACCATCTTCACCATCTGCTATAAGAAAATATAGGCACAAAGCAGCAGCTAGGGCTGTCTTTCCATTCTTTCTAGATACTTCTATGTAACTGCTGGTAAACCTTCTGTCATTTGTACCGTGCCAATAAAAGCCAACTATATTAGCCACTATAAACTACTGCCAAGGCTCTAGGATAAACTTTTTTCCAGATGCTTTTCCCTTAAAGTGTTTCATAGTACTTATAAAGCTAATAGCCCTATCTACTACTGATTCCCTAAACTCTAAATCATCCCTATTTAAATCCTCCTAGAATCTCAAACAAGCTAGTTTAATGTTAGAGCAACTTACTATTTTGTTTTGTATTACATCATCAGCATATTTGTAATAAGTTTTCATATTGTAAATAACTTCTCTGTAGCAGTTTTAGAAGTACCACCTAAGTTAGAATTTATCTGCTTTTCCCAAATACATTTAAAGTCCTCTGGCGCATTATATTCAGATACATATACAGTATGTCCTTCTTTAGCCTTATCTCTACACCATTGCCAAAAAGCATCTGAATCAAAGCTATCTTTGTACTTTGTAGTACCGTTATAAGGTGGGTCACAATATATAATGCTATTAGCTGGAATATCTAAAGCATCATAAGAACTACATACTAGTTTGATTCCATCTAGATTCTATTTAAGTATGTTATTAATACGTTCCTTAATATAGTTTCTTTGTACACCAGTTTTTGTTGTGCAATAGCCAGAATAGCCACCAAAGAACTTAGCTCTAAAACTAGATACAAAGCCGACAAAACCAACATACCAATCTGGATAATTATCCTTATTAGTCTTTACAGCTATGTATTCATCTTTAGTAATGTATTCGGGTAGTTCTTGCTCATTCTAAACAGCTTTTAATAGAGCTATTAAGTACTTGTTATTATCAGCACCTAATTTATAAGGATGCTCTATTTTATCTATCATATTAGCACCACCTACAAATGGTTCAACATACCATTGATTAGGCTTTAAATCCTTTGTTATAATAGGAATAAGCTCTTTAGCTATCCTATTCTTACTTCCCATATAAACCATTATCGTATTTCCTTACTGTCTTTTACAAACTGTTCTAGTGGGGATAACTCTTTACGGTTATCACTTAGCTTTGCTATTTTAGTTCTATCCTTAGCAGTCAAACCAAACTTTTCCATCACCTTCATAGCCTGAATCTAAGCATCTTTAGCTATCTTAATAGCTGGGTGCGGTGCTATGTTACCTCTATCAGAAACTACTGTTAAACCATCTTTTTCTAATTGTTTGCTAGCTTTGATAAACATACTGTAATTTCTTGCCAACATAGTTAAAGCAGCGTTATCTACATTCTTCATCAGTGAATTATCTTCAAGCATAAGAATCACATCTTTCATATAATCCTTAGCTTCTTTCTCAATGTCTGTAGGTATTTTAAACTTATTATCCATATTCTTGATTTTTTTAGTTAATTATACAATCTGATTTTTTCTTTTTCTACTAATATCCAGTACATTGTCACACAAATAAAAATGTCGCACAATATTTTTGAGTTCAAAATTTTATGTATATAATTAGGTATAACTTAATAATTAATCAAAATATGAAAATAACAAAGAAAGAAACTAGAGTATCAGTAAGAATCACACCTTATCAGGAAACACAACTTGACTTAATCAGTGAAAAGTTAGGCATAAAAAGAAGCACATTAGTTAGATACGCAATAGATAATTTAATCAGTAGTTATAATGATTTACAACTGGAGCAAATATAGAAGGAAACAGAATAATCTGAATAAATCTGAGTATAACTATATGGTTAATGAAGCTATCAACAAACATTATAGATACCTGCATAGCAGACTAGTTAAAGCAGATGATGATGAAGCTACTTTTAATGATGCCTATCTAATGCTTACCAGAAAGTATAATCCAGAATAGGATTTCATAGATTAGTTTGTCAAAGCCTTCAACTAGCTAAAAGGTGAATATCAAAGGGATGATAAATGTTATAACTATGCAGAAACAAAGGTGGAATATTATACAGATGATATAATGCCAATAGCAGAAAAGAAAGAAGCAACCATACAATAGATAAAACCTAATAACCTAATAGAATCCATTAAGAAATATGCCATATCTGAGAAAAAGCGCAAAGAACAAAATAAAGCAAATAAAAAGAAAAGAAAGATAGGAAATCTATCAAAGTAAGAAATGGAAAATGCTAAGATTATCCTATTTAATGCAGCATCCACTTTGTGAAGTATGTCTTTCAAAGGGTATAGTAAAAGCTGCTATCGACGTACATCATAAAGATTCATTTCTTAACTATTTCGGGGATAAAAGAATAGAGGTAGCCTATAACTATGATAATCTGCTGGCTGTCTGTAAACAGTGCCATGCAGATATACACAAAAATGGTACTTCACATGGCTAACCTACATTACCGGCATCATGCAGGATAAAGAGATACCCAAAAAGGACTCATCCCGACTGAATTTGAAAAAAGTTTATTTTTTATTTTGAGTAGCCAAAAATTATATATATAATTATTCAGAAAGCAAGAGGAAAAACACTGTCATGGATTTTTGTCGTAAATGATTAATTTTTAAAGGATTTGTTACTAACTGGGGAATTGGGCTTGAAATATAGCCCTTTTCTTTAAGTCTCAATGTCTAAAAAAATGGGAATCTGAAATAATGAAGTTAGATGCATTTTTATATCAATTTCCCATTTCTTTCCGCTAGTTTATCCCATATCTTTCCTACACTTATCCCATTTCCTTCCGCTCTAATAATATAGTAATATAGATAATATAATAAGACTTTCAATTTTTCTAGCGAAAAATCAAAGTCAATATTTTAACAAAACATACATATATGATAATTTACAAGCCTTTAAACAAAATTTTTCGCAATCGCCTAGAACTGAAAGTAGCTATAGGACATGGCAATTTAAACAGATTAATTAAAAATTCATCAGATGATTTAATATACACAAATAATGAAGACTTATTAGCTAACTATGAGTACTTTTATTCAAATCCCATCAAACCTAATAAACCTAACATCAAGAAGTAAGTTTATAGAAATCTATTCCTACTTACTAATCAGAAGCCAAATTAAAGATAACAGTTACAAAGCATCCATTTCAGAAAAGGAACTGGCTCAACTAACAAATACATCAGATAGAACAATCAGAAACTATTTAGATAACCTTAAACCATTCTTTGAATATGTCACATTATACAAAGGAAATGGCAAATATCCATATAATGTGTATCAGTTTACTAAGTTAGAAAAAGATTTCTCTATAGTGTTGCCTGAATTAATTACTGATTCAGAACTTACACCAGAAGAAAAAGGAATCCTGATAAAAATCAAACTACAGTGCTGCAAAGGTACTAACTATATAAGATTCAATTCTAAAGCAGACTTAACTTCAATCATTGGTATCAGCAAAAACTTAATAGCTAAAAAATTAAAGCAATTAGAGGAAAAAGGGCATATCTGTTATATAGGTAATAGCCTACAGTTATCCACTAAATATTTTCCTTTAAGTCTAGTTAAAGGTGATTCTGTTGATGCTGTGAAAAACTTCTTATATGAAACAATCTATAAATACTGTATAGTTAATAAGACTATACCACCACTAAGAGATAACAAAGCACTTAACTATTTAATAGCTAAGTTCCCAAATATAGATGATTCATTTGCTGAAATATTAGCTAAGAAATGCCCAACTTTACCAGCAGATATTTCATTAGATTACTTTGTAAAAGCATTAACAGATAACAATATAAATAGAACAAAACAATCATGCACATTTATACTATGATTCAAGAATTAAATAGAATGTTTCCAACTGGCACAAGAATAAGCAACAAAGAACTAAAGATAAGACTACAGCAGCTTTATAATAAGTATGGCATAGATGCAGTAGCTAAAGCTGTAGATATAACTAGATTTGGCTATAAAGCTAAGGCTGTAAAGATAAGAACTGATGAAGGTAGAATAAATGGATTAGAACTAACTGTAGGGATGCCCTATAAATTAAAGCATTGATTAAAAAGTGAAATCTTTATAAAGTAGATAAAAGCTGAAAAGAATAGATGGTAAAATAGTTAGCGAACATAAGCTACACAAACCTACATTTAACTTTAGAATTGATTAATTATGTTATACTTAATAGAATCAGGTATTTATGCAAAAATCGGATATACCTCCGATAATAAAACATTAGAAAAGAGATTAAGCAGCTATCAGACACATAATCCATCATTTAGGCTACTAGATACAGCAGAAGGTAGCGAGAAAGATGAAAAGAGATTGCAAGCTCTTTATAAGGACTATAAAGCAAATCCTAATACAGAATGGAGCTATACTAAGAAATTGGTTACTAAAATCTGGATGGATTACAGAGCTTCTGTAGAAAATGTAGATTACTATACAGAGTTCGGAATAGGACAAAATAATATTATAGAGTATGGTAAAATAGAAAATAGAAACAATCTACTTAAAGCCTTAAATGATAATTTAATTACTGATAAAGAGGTAGATTTATATACAGAGTTTAGAGATTACTATGAGATATACAGAACAAAGTGCATCTTTAAATGAGATAATCAGATAACACTATAAACTATTAAAACTACATATAATATGGAAAACAAAGAACTATACACTAAACTGGAAAACTTAGAAGCTATGATATATGAGATTAAGAAGAATCAGCTACAGCTTCTATAGTTAATGATTCAGATGAATAGACATAAGTAATAGTCATAGCACTCAGATGATACCATTAATCAGATACAACAGTAACAAACTTTTAAAAGTAAAAATTATGATTTACAATCCAAACGCACAAGAATCAGAAAGAAAAGGTAGAAACATATTTAAGACATTAGCAGATTAGATAGGCTGGTAGGTAGATTTTACAGATGCAGAATTTTGTGATATAGATGTACACATCAAAAGCACTAGTAAAGATGGAAGAAATATCTAGGCTGCTGGTGAAATAAAGAATAGGGATGCTAGTGCTATCAAATACCCTACACACATCATTGAAGTACATAAGATTAAGGCTTTACTAGCTGACAATAAAAATACAGCCATGTTCATTAATATCTTTGGGGATGATATATTTATATATAATGTAGTAGAACTAGCTAAGATGATTAAGCATGGTGATATAAAGCCATATAAAAAGTATCTACCAAATAACAACAGTTCAAATAGATAGTTTATACCTAGATTGATTATAGAGGTATCTAAAGATTTAGCAGTACATTTTTAGAAAGTAAACGGAATCTGGAAAAGAATAAAATGATATACACCTTATTTATATTTAACGTAATGATAATCCTTCATCTATTAGTTAGAATGATGGTTAATTTCTTAGATAATAAGCCTATTTTAGAAGGCACAGAAGTAAATATTAAGATAGTAGGTAAAGTAGCAATATTAGCTACAATCATCATACTTTTAGTTAGTCTGATTTAACCATATTAGCTAGAAGACAAAAGAAGCCAACCTATTAATTTAGGCTGGCACTTCTTACCACTGGGAATATATAGTAGAAGTAGATAAAGATACAGCTATCCACTTTAAGAAGAAAAATGGATAGTGGACTAAAATACCTAATAAAACACAACTATGATAACTTATATATTACTTCCGATTTTCATTTTAACAGCACTACACTTTGTATTTATGCTTTAGTACAATATTTTAGATGATAAACCGTTATTAGAAGGGACTAAGGTAGATGCTGTAGTAGCTGGAATAGTAACAGCTATATCTTTATTAACTTGCTTATTTATTTGAATATGAAACAACTTATAACACTATTAGTAATACTAGTATTTGGATTTAGTCTGGCATCTGCTAAGACTGATTATAAGAATCCAGTAAAATCTGATAAAGTAGCAGAACTGGTACTAACCACTGCTTCTAATACAACAGTCTATAGGGATATGTTTATAGCTGTAGATAAATATGATAACTACTTTATAAGTGTGAATGTAAACTACTTTAAGAACAAAGGTAAGGATGATTTACAAGTAAAAGTAAAGGGTAATGATTATAGAATCAAGCTAGCAAAATCCATAAAGGCTAAAGTTAAAGACTTCTATGTCTATCCAGACCCAACTTCTTTAAAGGTTACTACCAGAACTACTAAGATAGGTAACACTTATACCACTACTTCCAGTATCAATAGGGATATATTAGGCTGGTATGATTTCTACAGTATTTATCCAATCAGTAAAGAGTTATACGACCTTATAAAGGATAATGGAATAGAAGAAGTAGCTGTAGAAGGAATAGCACCAATCAAACTAGAATATAAACAGTTGTGGCATAACAAACTAAAATAAGCAATAAAGCCAGTCCTATTAGTGGGCTGGCTTTTGTTTGTTTAACATATTTCTATTTACACTCTCTAATTGTCTGGATTCTTGTAGAAAGTTCCTTTACCAGCAAATGTGTCTATGATTCCTTTATCCCATTTGTAAAGCCAAGGGTTAAAACGGAATTTTAGAAACAAATTAGTGCCTTTTAATTTCCACATTCTACTATTTACTTTCTCTATCACTTCAACTTCATAAATGCCAGAAGGGATGGACTTCTCAATAAAATACCTATCGTCTTCTTCTATTGCACTCAAATCATAATCTTGTGCTTCTTCCAAAGAATGGCAATTTTCCAACTCTACATAAATTTTAAAGTCTGTAGATTCCCAATCCTTCCAGTATTCGGAATTTGTGTCGTTGGAATTGGAATAGGTATTAGAATTATTGTCGCCAACAAATTCAGTCCTTTCTTCAAACACCAAGTCATTTTGTGGTGGTTCATTAGAAGGGTTTTCTGTTACCACTCTATTGCTTGGTTGTGCATAACCATTATTGGCGGTAGGATAGCCAGTTGTTTCAATAGAAGAACTATCATTGTTCTTTGGTCTGTTTTCACAAGCCACTAGTAATATAGCAATGATGAAAAATATTGACTGCTTCATATTCTTAAATATTATCTGTTTCTAAATCTAGTGCTACAAAATTAACCATAATAGATAGTTTTTGATTATTGTTATCACAAAAGTAATAAATAAATATAAAACTAGGCAATCTTGGAATTTTATTTATGTTTATTTAATAAAGCACAAATCCAGCCAAAAGACTGGATTTTATGCTTATTTATGATTATTCTTGCTTCTTAGCGTACCTAGCAGCAGCTTCCCCTAGCTCTCTAGAAGTTAGTTCTGGAAGTCCTATCTTCTGGTAAAGCATCTTCGTTACTGCCTTATTCTGCCTTATAATAGCTCCATCTATCTCATATACTGGCTTATCCTCATAGAATAGGTTACATTCTCCTTTTCTATGTGAGTTTAGCCAACTGTCATAGAGGAACACAAAGGTTAGCTTAGTCTTAGAAGTGATTGTAATCTCTACACATTTGTGATTACCCTTCATCACCCTATTAACAGTAACCTTATCAATGTGATTAAACATCATTTCTTTAATCTTCTTTCTGTCTTCCAGTTCCTCTACATCTAAATCCGATAATAGAAGGGATTGTAAGTACCTATCATTAGAAGGTAGCTCTATCTGCTTAATCACCTTCTGTATGTCTTCTATTTCGGTCTTATAGTTCCTTATAAGGGATTCTGTCTGTACTTCCTTAGAGTGAAGGCTAGCCAGTCTTTTCTTAAACTGGGCTTCATTCATTTCACCATCTACATAATAGGCATCTTCTAGCTTCTCTTTTCTGTCTTTAATGCTAGATAGTCCTTTCTGTGCTGTAGATAACTTTGCAGTGAGTACATTTATTTTGTCCTTCTGTTCCGATATATCTACAGAATCCTTATCCATTAAGAATCTTTGCTGTAGTAGTCTGGTTACTAGCCACAGTGTATCATCCATTATATCCCTTCTAATTATAGGGGCATCACATTTCACTACCTTCTTCTTTCTCTGCTGGTTTATCTTGGAATAGCATCTATAGAAGTCCCCATTAGCTATAAAGTTATTACCACATTTGCACTTTAGAAGACCTACAGCAAAGTTTACATTTACACTTTCCTTAGTCCTTTTAACTGCTACAGTATTAGCTTTGATAGCTGCACATTTATCAAACAGTTCTTTATCTATTATAGATGGTAGTATCTTACTACTATAGTAGGCTTCATCTGCTAAAGCGTTTTGTATCATTTCATAAGTAATCTTCATACCGCCTTTAGTGATACCTCTAGCTTTTAGTTCTTCTATTAGGTCATAGAAGCTATACTTACCAGAAGAATAGAGGTTAAATATAAGTCTAACAGTCTGTGCTTCTTCTTCATTTATTATGAAGTGTTTAGTAGCATCCAGAGTATAGCCAAACTTAATTTTACCACCATAAAAGATACCATTAACCTTATTACGCTCCCTTCCTCGCTTCATCTTAGCAAACATTTCATCAGTTTCAAACTTCACTACAGAAGCAAACATAGAAAAGGCTAGGCTGCCAGCAGCACTTTCTTTGCCAGTATCATCTAGCAAAGTAAAGTCTGGATTCTTACAATACACTTGTATTTTATGCTGTAAAAACCATTCCTTCATTTCGTGTAACTTGCTTTCTACTCGTCCTAGTCTGTTCAAGTGCCACAAAGCTACAGCAGTTATAGTAGGAATTGATAGTATAGTAGCCTTTATATCTTCTAGCATCTGAATATATTTCTTATTCAGCTTAACAGCAGAAGCACCAGCCACTTCTATAAACTCCATTTCTTCTACTGCATATCCTTTAGTTATACAGTAGGCTACCAGCTCCTTCTTTTGGGATTCCGTTTCTTGCTTTTCGGTGCTGGCTCGTATGATGCAAAGTATTTTCTTATCCATAGCGTTATTTCATTTGACGGTGCAAAGGTACTCATTTTCAATGAAATATGCAATAGTCTATACAACTTTAGTTTCTTATTTACAGTGCAGGGCAATGCGAAGGCCTCAGAGAGTGGGACGAGTGACGGGTAAGTTCCCACGCTTTTTTATTTTGCCGAAACCGAAATCTTAACCCGCCAAGTCTCGGGAACACCTGGCAAAATGATAATATACCAATGAAACAGAACGATTTTTACTACTTTTGTTAAGCCGAAATCAAGAAATTTCGCTTATGAACCATTA